TCACCGACCTTCTCTCTTCTTCAGCCATTCGATGACGATGTCTGACACCGGCTTCTCATAGCCACGGTAATCATGCTTTGCTCCGGAGACCTCCACTTGCGTAAAGTTCTCGGAAACGAGGGACTTGCGAAAAGAAGCTGCTCTCGCATCCATTTCGTTGTCACCGTACACATCGACAACTGGAAGCTTCACTTTTCGCAGATTTAGATTGGTGTTAACAGGTTCCTTGCCTCCCGCAGTCAATCCGACCCCGATGAAACCTACAATCGGCGCAGTGGGATTGTTTGTCAGGAAGCCAGTTGCCATACGCCCACCCATGCTGTGCCCCATCAAGTAGATGCGCTCCACTCCTTTCTGCATTTTCAGATATTCAATTGCAGATTGAATTCGCTGATAGGCCTCCGGAAACGAGGCGGCAAGCTCGGGCGAATCAGGCGAGTCTGCGCCAGGATCCGGCATCCGCAAAGAGAAGGTGTGGAAGCCTAAGTCTTTGTGAATAGCACGCCTCAATGGCCCGACTACGTTACCGTCTGGAGAGTTCCCTCTGCCATGAGCCAGGACAACTCCCACCTTGGAGTCCTTTCCGTCAAGATACTCACCTTGAGGCATCTGTGCCGTAACCGGCATCGCCAAGACGCAACTGAAAACCCATATGAGTGATTTGAGCACTGACATCACAGGTACTCCCTTGGTAAGAGTTAGCTCTGGCGTGACGGACTTGCGCTTCAATAGCGCTAACTTGAGAGAATTGAACCCGCTACACATACTCTTGGAAGTCATCAATAGAGGCTCACTACTGTCCTCCAAAAGCCAGCTTACATGACCGCCAGGAGTCTTCTACCGCTCTTGAACTTAGCTGCTCTCGATAAATCAATCGATATTCATAGACCGCTTGATCTGCACCTGCAGGCTAAGCTGCTCTAATTCGTCGTCTCACCTTGCAAGATCACCTCTCAAACGGCAAATGATCTACAGTCTCTGCAGCTCCTGCACCAGCTTGTGCCTGCCATAGCGTGCCACGCGCCCAGGCAAGCCCGGTGCAACCAGACAATGTCATTGAGTACTTTGGCCAAGCCTATCCCCTCTTCGGTGCGCTAACCAGGCCTTCTGTAAGCACGTGATGTCGGCCGTCTTGGACCGCCCCCATGCCACGATGCCTTTTGCATCGCTGACATAATCCTGCAGTATCTGCTTGAGGGTGACGAGACCGTGAACAGGCAGGCCTGTCGCTTGGACCTCCTCGATTTCTGCTTCACGTCTCCGCAGCCATTCCTGGGCAAGAGCGCGCCGGGTGAATGTCTTGGACTCGGAAAGAGTCAGTTCTCCGCCTTCCTTCAGGCGGATCTGAGCCCGGAACAATATGACGCCATCGGCATTCCTTCTCTGGGCGATGGTCCCAATCAGTGCTCCATGAAATTCGTGGCGCACCAATGCAGCATTAGCATCAAAAAACCCGGTAGGACGGGTAAAACCGGGTCAATTTTCAGTGCACCACAAGGCACTTTTCATAGTATGAGCACCGAACAAACCGTTAAAAAACAAATAGATAGCAGCATGTGGCGCATGTCGGTGGCCCCTATGATGGATGGTGGCTATTAACCAACATCCATGCGGGTTTCAAGCCATACGTGTGCAAATGGTGTGCACCCTACTCAAGCGCTCATGAGCCGATACGGGGCAAGCAGTCGGTCGAATAGCTTGCCCTCCACCATCGTCGCGCTGTCCACGGTTTCACGGCACATATACAGCGACCCCACCAGCATCAGGCACGCAGCACGCACAGGCGGCTCGTCCGGCAGGGTTTCAGCATTCAGGTACTCACGCACAGAAGCCTCAGCGGCGGCAATCATTGCCGTGATGGCGGTGTCCTCTGCACCGTGATCCACACGCAGGTGCAATTTGGTTTCTTCCAGTGTCAGCATTAGAGGCTTTCAGTTTCAAGGTGTAGGTGCCCCGGCCCTGCATCGCGCAGGCCGGGGCTTGTTTGCTTGCGCGCACCTTAGGAGTTGGTGCCACAAGCTGTCGGGGTTTTCATGTGCGGCACTCACCGACTAACCCGCTCCCGGCTTTCCACATGCGTGGCCCCCCGGGCAGGGTTAAACAAACGTGAATCCAGCGCCCTCATAAGGCTGGGCGTAATCTGAACGGCTGGCAGCCCCCATCGCCATGGCAAGAGCTTGCAGGCCGTCTATGCGACCCGTGGCCTTTGCTTTCGTCAGCTTGCGTGCGCCAGTCGGGTCTTTCACCACCGTGGCATTGGCGGCGCACATGGTCAGCACGGGATGGCCGCCATGTGCAATGCGCCCATTCAGCAGCTCGGCCTCTAGGGCATCCAGCGCCGGGGCCATGTCTCTGAAGCCCTGGCCCCATTCGACTAGAGGCAGCTCCACGCCCAGCATGTCCAGCTCACGGCGCAAGATGGTGATGCGCCAGCGGTCATAGGCAATAGCCTGCACGTCTAGGCCGTCCAAGATTTCCAGCATGTCATTGGCAACGTGTGAGTAATCCACGGTTGCGCCTGGCGTAGTGCGCAGCAGGCCTTGCTGTGCCCACATCGCATAGGGTGCTCGGTCACGGTTGCCACGGTCATGAATGCCCTGCTCTGGCGTCCAGAAGAACGGCTGCACCTGCCATACGCCCTCCACCTGCCCCACCAGCACCAAGGCTGTGAGGTCGGTGCGGGCTGACAAGTCCAGACCGGCATACACCGGGCCATCAAACGGCAGCGGCTCGGCGGCGCATTCCTTCCACACATCGGGCGACACAAACGGGCTGTCTGTGCTGACACGCTGATTCAGCAGCAGATTGCGGGCCATGTTCGCCATGCTGGGCATACGGACGGCTTGGGCCATCTGCTCTCGCAGGTCGTCACGGCTTCGGAATAGGTCTAGCGCCGGGTTTGCGGCCTGCCATGCGGCCTCATCGGTCAGGTCTGCACCTTCGGGCGCTGCATACAGGCGGCAAACAATGCGCGGGTCTTCACTGCGCTGGGCATCGTCAATCCATTGGCTCAATAGGTCGGCATCGCTGGCCGCCTGTGTGGATATGGCGATCAGCAGCGGGGCCTCATGCGCGCCCTGTGATGTGGTCACAGCGTCCACAAAATCAGACTGAGGGCCACGAATCTGGCCGATCTCGTCCAAGATAGCCAGCACAGGGCTTAGGCCGTGGGCGGTCTTGCCGTCAGCAGCCAGGGCGCGAAACTCCACATTCAGCGGCAGGCCGATCAGGCGCTTACCGCTGGGCACAATGCGCACGATCTTGGACAGCTTGGGCGATAGCTGCACCATCTTGCAGGCCAGCGAAAACACCAAGGCGGCTTGGTCACGGCTCATGGCACCGCTGACAATCTGGCTGTTTTGCTTGGCCTCCGGCCCCACAAGATGCGCCAGCAGCAAAGCACCGATCAGCCCCGATTTGCCGTTCTTACGGGCAATGCTCAGGATGGCGCGGCGCGTGCCTGCCGGGTTGTCGTACACATCCAAAATGAATTGCTTTTGAAAGCCTGCCAAGCGCATGGGCTGGCCCACCTGGGCGCCCTCTGGCGTCAGGCAGAACTGCTCCACAAAGGCAATGATCTTTTCAGCGCGGGTCATTGCAGTGTGCCCAGCGTTGGAATGAGGTCGTCGTGCTCACCACGGGCTTGGCGCTCGTTGGCCAGCGCCTTGGCGGCGTCCTCTGACTTACCCACCGTGGCCTCAGCGTGCACATGCAAAACACGGGACAGCGCCACAGCGCGGCGGCTCAGTGTCTCCAGCAGCTTGTGCTTGGGGTTCACCTGCGGCACGCCATTAGCGCCTGGGATGGTGAAGCCCTCCGCGTCTGCCTCAGCCTGTAGCCGTTCAATGTCGGCCTGTGTGCGGGCCAGATTGGCGGCGGTCGTCAGGTCGGTGGCTGTCCACGTATCACGGGCACGGGCTTCCATGATGGCGACCCAGAACGGGCCATCACAGGGGCGCAGGGTCACATGGGCGGGCGGCTTCAATGGCCCCAGCGCCACCGCCTGAGCGGCGGCCACGGCTGCGGCGGCACTGTCTGAGCGTTTGCGCTTGGGGGTCAGTTTCATGGCTTTTCTTTTCGGTTTGCGTTAAAGCGCGTGGAGGGGCGCGGTCAAATCCGCCTGGTTGCTCGTGATTTCTTGATTCCACGGGTGTCGGGGGTCGAGGGGCATCCCATGCACATCGCTGCCCATACGCACGGTTTTGCCGTGGTCTGCGGCTGTTTTGCGGCTGTGGCAGGGGTGACATAGCCCTTGCAGGTTCTCGCGCTCGTTGTTGCCCGGATTTCCGTCCTTATGGTCAACATCTTCAGCAATGCTTGTCCGTCCAATCACTGCACAGTCCACGCACAGCGGCTGCTCTGCGAGTACAGAGGCGCGCAGCTTGCGCCATGCGGTACTAGTCAGTGGCAAGGCTCGGCGCGGGTCAGCATCACGGCCTGTGCGACTGGCTCGGGGCTTGCGGGCGACCTTCAACGCATTAGGGTTGACCGCCACTTGCAGGCGCGGCTTAAGCATCGTGAGTCGTTTGCTTTTGGGCATCGTCAATCCCTTCAATGGCTGGCAGGTTCTCAAGGCGTCGGGCTTCGGACTTCAGCAACCATCCAGCCTCGATGCCCTTGCCGTAAAAGTCGGCTCGGTTGGCAGCATCACCACGCAGCAAACCCTCTAAGCTGTGCTCGGCAAAGTAGATGCGGCGGCCTGCGTCGGTCAGGCACTTGGCGGCTAGGCTCTGCTCCCACATCACCAGCCAGCGACGCAGCGACTGCGTGACAAACTGGCGGGCCAGTTCCACAGAGTTGGAATAGTTCGCGCTCTCCATGCTCTGAACGATCACAGGGGGCACGCGAAACAGGCGGCAAACCTCAATGACGGACAGCTTGCGGGCCTCGATCCATTCGGCATCCTCAAGGCTCATGCTGACTGTTTGAAAATCTACGCCCTCTTCCAATATGGCAGTCCGTCCAGCGTTTGCACCGCCTGAGTGCTGGCTGCTCCACGATGCGGCAATGGCTGTGCGCTGCTCGGGCTTGAGCTTGCCGGGGAACTTCAGCACGCCCAGCAACTTGGCCCCGTTGGTGAAGGTGCTTACACCATGCTCACGCTCGGCAATAGCCAGCTCCACCACTCCACGGGCTGCGGTGATAGGCGATACACCATGGATGCCGTCAGCACCAAGTCGGTGACGCAGGTGCAGGACTTCATGGGCCAGCAGTCGGGACACGCTGCCTTGGCTGTCGGTCACGTCATAGACCAAACGATCATTGGCGCGCTGCACATTGACGCGATCAGGATGCAGAGGCCACAGCGCCCTCACCTGCCCATCACTGCCCAGCTCAATGCGCGCATATGCATTGCCACACAGCAGCACATTGGCCGTCATCAGCTCGCGGAACTCCAGCGCGGTTTGCTCTGGGTTCGGCTGGTCGTGCAACACGCGGTAAAGCGGGTGCTGCGAGGCGCGTTCGCGGTTGTCGTCGTCGCGCTTGTAAAGAATCAGCGGCAGGCTTGCCACAGTCTCAGAGATGGCTTGCACACAGGCATAGACAGCGCTCACGCTTTGGGCTGTCGTAGCGTTGACGGCTCCAGCGTTGCGCAGTGCTTGATATGGCCCCCACGGGTCATTGGGGTTGGTGCTGCGGCGCTCAAGGCCCACAGCATTCAGGGCGCGGGTGATGAGGCTCATGTGCATGTCTCCAGCCACAGCTTGCGGCTGTCTTGGAATCGCTGGCAGTAACCCATAGAGCGCAGCGCAATCTCTGTATCTCTATAGGCTGGATCTGCCGTCAGGGTGATTTCTGCTAAGTCCACATCAATCAGGGTGCGAATTGCTACGCCGGATCGTTGCTCCCACTTGTCGCCATTAGGCGCAATGCGAAAACCAAAGGAACACCCAGCCACGTCGCCACGCTTCACCAGCTCGGCCACATCGCGGCCCGCCGTGGTGTCTGGTAGCTCAAGGCTGAAATGCAGCCCCTTGGCGTCCTCTCGCAGTTCCAGTGTGTGTGCCTGGGTTGTGCCCAGCACTGCACCGCTGTCGTGGTCATACAGCGCCCGGATGTTGCGGCGGCTGTCCAGACTGCGAGAGAAAGCACCGGGGGCGATACGCTCCCGAAACTCGCCTAGGTCAGTTTCTGTATTGAATATCGCGGCGTAGCCCGTAACCGTGCGGCCTTGGGCTTGAACGCCGCCAATGGATCGAATTTCCATGGCGGCCACCTATTTACAGGGCGATGTCATCCGCGACCACAAAGGCCTTGGGATGGCGCACGGCCATATCCATGGTGTGCAGGATGCGAATTTGCACGTCGCCCTTTTCGTAAAGGCCAGGTGCGTAGGGGTTGGCCAGCACTTCGGTGCTGCCCCATTCGCCAATCACCAACTGGCTGAAGTCGCCAGCGATCAGGCGGCCCGTCTTGGTCGTCGTGCCCTTGGCATCCAGTTGGTTGGTCACGTAGGCAGGCAGGTCAGCGACGCGGCCACCTTGCATCAGGTACGCAGCGCCAGCCACCGAATCCTTGAGGGTCGTTTGCAGCTTGGTTGCGGCCTTGGCGTGGGTCACGATGGCATTGGGTGTCACGTTCTCCAGCCCCAGCTTTTCCAGCAGCGCCACGATGCTGGCCCAATTGAGCGTAGCCAGCGATGCAGTCTGAATGCCCAGAGTATTCAGGATGCCTACCGGCTGCTTGGCTGCTGCGTCACCATGGAATGCTGCCTTGTCCACGGCCAGGCTCACGACTTGCGAGAAGTCATCGCGGGTCAGTTGCTCAATGGCGGGGTTTGCCTGCTGAATCAGTTGGCGGGACAGGCTAGACAGTGCGCCCACGTGCTTGGGTTCCAGCTTGATATTGCTGTAAGTGGCGCTCGATTCGGTCAGGCTGTCGCCCTCGCTCAACCAGTAGGCGGTAGCGGCTCCGGTCTGCTTGGGAATCACGGTATCACCGCGCAGGCCAGTCAGCACACGGGCACCCAGCGAACGCACCAGCAGCGAATTGCGCAGCAGGCCAATGAACTGGTCTGCACGGTAGTCGTCAGGCACCACGGCGGCATTGGTCGTGGTCGTCTGGGTCGAACGCTTTTCAAAGATGCTCGAAGGCACCAGCACCCCACCCTTGCGGGCCTCGATGCCTTGGCGCTTGGCTTCTTGCTGGTACTCAGCCAGAGCGCCGCTCACTGCACGCTGCTCCACCTGTGCGGCAATGGCGTCCAGCACGTTAATGCGGCTCTCCATCTGGCGGGCTGACTTGTCCACGGGTGCACCAGCAGCGCGGCGCTCCATGTCGTCAATGAATTGGGCGCGGGCCTCGTCGGCTTCCAGCGCTGTGATTTCAGCCTTCAGTTTGTCAAAGGCTGCGGCCTTGTCGGCGGTCATCTCACCATCAGTCAGGGCACGGGCTTGAGCCACCTTGGCGGTGCGGGCTTCGCGGATTGCTGCGATTTGCATTTTTTGCGTCTTTCACGTTTGCCCCACGATTACCGGGGCGGGTTGAATAACTGCCAAACGCGGCAAATTAATGCCTAAATTGTCCCGGCTGATATTCAAAAACGCAATTGACGCAATATGCACTGATTAATCACCGTTTAATCACATTAACAGCAATAAGTGACGCTGGTGACGCTGGTGACGCAATTTCCCCATATCAACCCCATAAGCACACATACACTGATAATCATCTTGAATTCAGAATTCAAAGACTAAGACTGATAACAGAAAAATGCGTCACCAGCGTCACCAGCGTCACTGTCATGGCGTAAAAAAGCCCGCTGTAGAGCGGGCGATGTGGTTACTGTGTTTCAGATCAACTGCAACCCTTTGAAGATAGTTCCTTTGTTGCTTCTGTCCGACTTATAGCCCGCACTTCTAAGCCTCTCGTAGAACTCTTTTTCAGAGGGTGCTTCTTCACCAGCAGCACTCTTGAAGACTCGGAAACTATTGAGCAGCATCGCACCCAGCTCTGAGTGCCCAGCCAACACCGCACATTTTTCATCTATCCAGCGTTTAATATCATTTTGCTCGTCTAGATACTGGCTGCTTGAATCCTGAACCTCCGCAGGAATTCGCAAACCATCGGCACGCCATATCTTTGCGCCATCAATCAGCCAAGACAAAATACCCGGATATTCAGCTTTCAATTTTTGCCTCAGTGAGTTATCGCGCCTTGCTCCTGTAAATGTCTGCGTAAACTCCACCAACACAAAACGGCGTGCAATACCGCCATCCTCGCCACGCAGCTTTGGACGGGAATTTCCCATAATGACGTGCTTTTGAGTCTGACGAAACTCAAAATCATCCTGTCGCATTTTCCGGGCAGTCAATGTCGCTTCACCGGTCAGCTCTTTCAATAGCGGCTCATTCCAACTTTTCTTCGCATCTGCCTCGCTACTGGTAGCCAGTCGCTTGCCGCGCAATGAAGCCAAAGACGTAGGATGACGCTCATTGAATGAAGCCATAAGCGCATCTGTCGGCAGCCTGCACGCATAGCCGCTCAAAATGTCGCGCAGGGTGTCCATCAGGACTGACTTACCGTTGCCCCCCGTGGAACCATAGAAGAAAAATAGCTTCTGTTCTTCCACGCTACCGGTGATGAGATAGCCACACAGCCGATGAATAAAGGCGATCATTTCGGCGTCACCGTCAAAAACGTCATGGAGAAATTTGTCCCAAATCGGCGTAGGCATGCTGCTAGGAGCCACAGCAGTGACAGTAGTGAAGAGGTGCTCCCCCTCCACCAGTGCCCCGGCTTCAAGGTCATAGACACCAGCGGGCGTACAGATCAGCATGTCCGCGCTGTCCCAGCGGTCTAAAGGCGTGTGCAATTCAAACGAATTCGACGCAGCGGCCAGCGCGTCATTCTTAGTCTTATTGGCCCCTAGCCGTGGCCTCAACTTGTGCGCCTCTTCAGCCTTCGCAACTTGTTTGCAAATCTCAGTCATGGCCCTGTAAGCGGCAGCTCGGTCAGGCTCCCAATGATGGGCGCGCTTATACATCCAGCCAAGCTGGTCAGACCACCGAAACCGATTGCTAGCCGCAGACACGAATAGCGCCGCTAAATAGTCATCAGAACCAAAAGCATAGCCTTCTGTGCGCGCAGCCGGGTCAATTACGAGGAGTGGCTTATCCCTCAGCACATCAGTGACCAGCCCGCAGGCCCGTAATATCGTGCGCTCGATATAGTCCTGGCGGTCGTGCTTGTCGCGCGCCAGGCCGGATGCACGCAGCAGCCGGGCCATGCGCTCGCAGTCCTTGCCAGTCCAGAAGGCGAGGTGTGCACACAGCGCAGCATCGGCGCTACTGCCATCGTAGGGGCTGGTACTGCTCGGGAATGCGTGCGCCAGCGCCTCAGCGTTACCGGCCCACAGATCGGCGAACGTCGCGCGACCAGCGAACGCCGCAGACGCCGATACGTGACGGCTCGCGCGGCGCACCAGCTCATCGTCGTCAGTCGGCCCAGCCCACCCGTCACATGGCCCGTTCGTCCAGTCGGTCGCGGCGGTGTGAGCGGACGGCGGGAAGTATTCAGCGACCAGCGCGGGCAGCTCTGGCGGGGCGTGGAACACCGAGCCGTCAGGCGTGAGCATGTTGCCGGTCAGGGCTACGAATCGGTCACGAGTGTAGAACTCAAGGCCTAGGTCATCACGACGATTGCTGTGATCCAAGCGAGAAACCATAACACCGAAGAGATGCAGACCGCGACCAGACGAGGATATTTCCACCGCGACGCCAGGTAAGTCGCGAAGTAACTGAAGAGCGCGATCAGACCAACGGTCGTGAGAAACAAGGGCATTGTCAATATCCAAAAAGAAGAACGGATCGTTCTCCGAAAAGCAGAACGCTAGTGGCAAACCTGTGGCGGCCGCATCATCATAGGTCATCCACTCGGCGGGATCGACCGGGCTGACGCGGTAGCCGCCGCGCCCGACGGCTTCTTTCTTCAGCTTGCCGCCAGGCTGCGGCGTGAGGCGGTAGTTAAGCCACTGATTGAAAGCCGTGAAGCCTTGCAGGGCTGGAGGGATAGGAATAGGCAAACGTGCATTCACAGAATCGCCTCCTTACCCAAGCTGGTGCGGGTACGTGTGAGGCTTGCCAAGTGCTCGGCAACGGCCTTACGGGGGTACAGGTAACGGTTCCCCAGCAGGATATAAGCAGGTCCTTGCCCACGCTTTCGCCACGCCTCCACCGTGCTGTGAGACAACTTGCCCAGCAGCATCAAATCGCTTTCAGTGAAGCAATCCAGCTTTTCCGCTAGGGCGATCAGGCGGACCATCTGTCCGTCAGCCTGTGCCGTTTGGCCTTCTGCGATCGGTTGTGCTTGTGTGTTCATGACCTATTTCCTTTCACTAAAGATACCGATTAGGTGATTCACCGGTAAATTTATCAAAGAAAATAAGAAAATCTAGACAAAATCAAAATTTAAACTCGGTTCAATAATAAATTAAATATCAATTTATTAAATAAATCATTTAAATTCAACAACTTAGATTTTACAATCGTTTAATTTATTTTAAAAATAAACATCGTTACAATACCAAAGTTAAATATCGGATTTTATAAGTAATCTCTCGCGCTCATTCATTACACGCCCCCCGTCTTGATAGCGTTGTGCACATCCTCGGGCTTGATGGCCGTATAGCGGCGCAGCATCTGCCACGTCTTGTGCCCCGTCAGCAGCGCCACCTGTGGAATGCCCAGCCCCATGCGGAAGAACTCAGCGGCGGCGCGGTGCCGCAGGTCGTGAAAATGCAAGTCCTCAATGCCTAGGGCTTGGCAGGCGCGTGTAAACGATGCCGAAACGCTGCGCTCGTCATAAGGGAACAGGAAGCCCGTGCTCTTTTCCTTGATGAGCGGCTCCACGATGGCCCAGGCGGCAGGCAGCAGCGGCACGGTCTGATTGTTGCCGTACTTGTTTTTTGGGTCTTTGCGGTCACGTATCACTACGGTCTTGGCTGCGGTGTCCACGTCCTCAACCTCCAGACGTGTGATTTCGCCCTGCCGCATACCCGTTGCCAGGGCAAAGCGGCAGATAGTCTCCATGGGGATTTTCTGGCGGGTCATACCGGCCCACAGAGCATAGATAGCATCTAGCTCTTGGTCTGTCGGTTCCCGGTCACGCTCTTGGCCCCGCGTCTTTAAACCACGATGCACCAGACTGGCGCGAGCTTCCAGCGCCAGCCGCTCGGGAATGTCTAGCTGACGGGCATGGCGTCCCCATTTAAGAACGGCTGACAGGTAGGACAGATCAGCGGCAATCGTCACGCCTCCGGCCCCGGCATTCTGGCGGCGGTCGATAAAGTCACGCAGCACCACCGCATTAAGGTTTGCCAGCTTGCCCTTGCCCAGCTCACGCTTGAGCATTTCCAGCGTGGCGGTCTTGGTCTTGCCCACCTTGTCAGTGGTTGATTCCCTGTACTTGTCTATCAAGTCTCCAACGGTCACAGTCTTGGGAACAGGGGCAAAGCCCCCGGCTGCTATATGGTTAGCCTGTGCCTCGATGGCCGTCGCCCATTCGCGGGCCTCGCGCTTAGTTGCGAACGTAGCACCCCTAGAGATTCCGGCCCTTCGGACTTGAGCGCGCCACTTGCCGGACGGTAGCTGAGAAAATGTCGCCAT